ATCTATCAAGTTGCATCAGTTTCAATTGCACAAACTGCTGTTCCTGGCGTAGGACTTACAAATGTTGCTAAAGTAACTGTAAGTGTTTCAAATTATAATAATTTGAGTGGACTTGGATTTAGTCAGTTTTATGGTGAATATAGTTGGGGGAGAATTTTAACGCCCGCACTCCAAAATCCAAATGAATTTATTACTTATGCTAATATTGGTGGTATTTCATCATCTCCAGTTATTCAAAGATACAATCGTCTAAAATACTCAAATTATAATACATAAATAAATAAAAAAACTATAAAATGTCTGCAATTATAACTGATCAACTAAGAATATTAAATGCAAAGAATTTTGTTGCTGGTGTTACATCTTCTTCCAATTCATATTATTCTTTTGTTGGTTTAACTAATGCAACTGATTACTTAACAACTTGGGAAAGCAATCCACCATCACCAAGAGATAGTTTTGAACAAGAAAATGATTATTGGGATACTATGGTTGCTTTAAAAAAAATTAAAGCGAGTGATGTAAATCAAGTTATTCGTAAAATAACTTGGTCTTCCGGAACAACTTATGATATGTATCGTCATGATATTAGTGTAACTAATACATCAAAACCATCTGGGTCAACTAGTTTATATTCAGCAAATTATTATGTAATTAATAGTGATTATAGAGTTTATATTTGTCTTCAAAATGGCACTGATCCTGAAAATGTAACTGGAAGACCATCATTAGATGAACCAACTTTTACAGATTTAGAACCAAAGGCAGCAGGAGATAGTGGCGATGGTTATATTTGGAAATATCTTTATACAATCAAACCAAGTGAAGTTATAAAGTTTGATACAGTCAATTTTATACCAGTACCAAAAAACTGGAACACTAGTTCAGAATCTTTAGTATTAAGAACAAATGCAGCATCTCCCAATAACCAACTTAAAATTATTACTATTACAAATCGTGGAGTTGGATTAGGAACAGCGAATAGAACATATACAAATGTTCCGATTAGAGGTGATGGAGAAGGAGCAAAAGCAACTATTGTAATTAATAACGACTCTAAGGTAGAATCTATTACAGTTTCTATTGGAGGTTCTGGATATACTTATGGAACTGTTGATTTAGTTGGTGGTAATGTTCCTACCGGCACAGTAACACCAACTTTTAATGTAATTATCCCACCAAAAGGAGGACACGGAGCAGATATCTATAGGGAACTTGGTGCATATAATGTTTTGATTTTTTCTAGAATTGAAAATGATTTAGAAAATCCAGATTTCATTACTGGAAATAAAATTGCACGAGTTGGAGTTGTAGAAAATCCTCAAGCATATGATTCTACTTCATTATTAGATGCAGAAAAGGCAAGTGCTGTTTATGCGTTAAAACTTACAGGAACAGGATATGACACTGCGGTATTTACTCCAAATTCAATATTTACACAAACTATAAGTACAGGAACAACTGCTGTTGGAAGAGTAGTTTCTTATGATCAAAACACCGGGGTATTAAAATATTGGCAAGATAAAAGTCTTGTTGGATTTAATACTGATGGTACTCAAAATACATTTCCAACTTACGGAATTCAATTAAATAGATTTACAAATTCTGTTGGAACTGGAGGAACTACCATTATTGTAGGAACAAATCTTAATATTGACACTACTTTTACAGGTATTTCTACGGCACTAAATAATAGAACATACAATCTCGGACAATCTTTTATTGGTGGTTTAGCAAATCCTGAGGTTAAAAAATATTCAGGAAATATTATTTACGTTGATAATAGACCTTCAATTACCAGGTCATCAAATCAAAAAGAAGATATCAAAGTCATTTTGCAATTTTAAAGAATTATGCCACAGGAAACTAATTTAAACGTCTCTCCGTATTTTGATGATTTTGATTCGAGTAAAGACTATTATAAAGTCTTATTTAAACCTGGATATCCAATTCAAGCTAGAGAATTGACTTCTTTACAGTCAATTCTCCAAAATCAAGTTGAACAATATGGTAAGCACATATTCAAAGAGGGTTCTGTTGTACTTGGAGGAGATATATCTTACGATAGTCCATTCTATTGTGTGGAAATTGAATCTTCTTTTAATGGATCTCCAATATCTTTATATTATGATCAATTATTGGGTAAAAGAATTGTTGGGTCAACTAGTGGTGTATCTGCAGAAATTGTTTATACTATTACAGATATTGAATCTGAAAGACAAAATTATACCCTTTATTTAAAATATCTTGGAAGTGGAGGAGTAGATTTTACAAATAAAACATTCCAAGATGGCGAAACTCTTATTTTACAATCTCCACTAACTTATAACAATTTCACTATTCAAGCAGGACAGGGATTTTGTAATACAATTTCAGAAAATAGCATTTCAGAAGGATCTGGAGTTTCCATAAAAGATGGTGTATTTTTTGTACGAGGATTTTTTGCTAATACAAAATCTCAAACAATAATTTTGGATCAATATAGTAGAAATCCATCATATAAAATTGGATTTAATATTATTGAAAAAATAGTAACTTCTTATGAAGATGAAACTTTATACGATAATGCACAAGGATTTTCAAATTATGCGGCTCCTGGATCTGATAGATTTAAACTAGAATTACAATTAGATAAAAAAACTCTTGATGATAATGAAACTGAAAGTTTCGTTGAAATAATGAGAATTGAAAAAGGTGTTCAATTATTTGTCAATAAAAATTCTACTTATAGTTTAATTAGGGACGAATTAGCTAGAAGAACTTCAGATGAATCCGGAGATTATTTTGTAAAACCATTTATATTAAATGTTAGAGACAGTTTGAATGATGGTGTTCTGAATAGAGGCATTTATTTTAAAGATCAAACTACTATTGGAGGAAAAACACCATCAGAAGATTTGATGATATATCAAATCTCACCAGGAAAAGCGTATGTAAATGGATATGATGTAGAAACTATTTCTACTAGACTTTTAGATGCCCCAAAGGCAAGAACAACATCATCAGTAAATAATTTAAATATAAATTTTAATGCAGGATCCATTTGTGTAGTAAATAATACTTACGGATCTCCAAGAATAGGTATAGGAACTACTTCTATAGTTAAATTAATGAATAGTAGGATTGGAAGTAATCCATATGTTCCTTCCGGAGAAGAAATTGGAATAGCAAGGGTTTATGATTTTATCCCAGAAACTGATTATATTGATCAAACAAGTAGATTTAATCTAAGATTATTTGATATTGAAACATATACTACAATAACTTTAACTAATGAAATTACACTAAGTGTTCCTTCAGTAATTAAAGGAAAAAGAAGCAAATCTATTGGATATTTGAGACAAAATGTATCAAATTCTAAAACTTTATTCTTGTATGAAGTTTCTGGTAACTTTTTAGAAAATGAACCAATTAGTATTAATGAAGTTGATAATAATCGTTTGATTGAAAATGTAATTGATTATGATATTTCTGATGTAAAGTCAATATATTCTCAAACTGGAATTTCTACATTTAATTGTGATACGGTATTAAGTACTCAAACATATATTTCTACTCCAGGAACCACATTTAATATTAATAATGGTTTAGTTTCTGTAGGTCTTAACAATAACTTCATTAATGTTATTAAAGTAGGAGATATTGTTTCATATGCAAGTACTACTTATACAGGAACCCCCATTTTTAATAAAGTATCTTCAGTTAGCGCAGGTGGAACTTCTTTTGTATTATCGGGAATTACTACAGTATCTGGAATTTGTAATGGATCTCTACCTGCTGGACAATTTCAAGTTACAAATATTACAAGATTACGAAATAGTCTTTATACATCAGATTCATCGCTATACACAGAAATTGGTTCAAATATAAGTTCTGTTAAAATTTCAGAAACTGAAATAATTCAAAGAAAATTATTTTCTTCAGTTGCAGTTTTAGATAATAATTCAATCAATGTTACCATTGATCCAGGAGAACCGGATATTTTCTTTGAGAGTTTTGATGAAGATAGATTTATCATTACTTATTCTGATGGAACAAGAGAACCCATTAGATCTGATAAGTTTTTCGTAAGCCCAGATTTAAAACTTTTAACTTTCAATGGGTTAACAAAAAATTCCGGAACTGCCGATGTAATTGCAACTGTCGTAAATAAATCTCCAAATTCTAAGATTAAAAGACTTAATAAAACATCATCTTTAGTGGTTTCAAATTCTAAGTTGGCATCATCTGGAATTGGAACAACTACTTTAAATGATGGACTAACTTATAGTACTGTATACGGCACAAGAGTGCAAGATGATGAAATATGTTTAAATGTTCCAGACATTGTTCGAGTTTTAGCAATATATGAGTCAAATAGCGTTAATGATCCAAAACTCCCAATTTTACAATTATCTGGATTTACTGGCACATCAAATAACAATCAAGATTATGTAATTGGAGAAAAAATTACAGGATTAAATTCTGGTGCTGTTGCTATTATTACCTCTAAAAAGGACTCTGACAAATTAGAATATGTTGGTTTAAATGTAATAAGTTTTGAACTTAATGAAATAATTGAAGGTGAGGATTCTAAAACTCAATCTATAGTAATAAGTAAAATACTTGGCGATAAAAATATTACACAAAATTTTATTTTAGATAATGGCATAAGAGATTCTTATTATGACTATGGTAGAATAGTTAGAAAAAATGCGGTTACATCTCCAACAAAAAAAATAAAAATAATTTTTCAAAACTATACTATTGATTCAAATGATACTGGCGAGTTTATTACTGCTAATAGTTACCCAGTAGATGGATTTCAATACGATGTTCCTATTTATGGTGGCGTTAGAATGACCGACGTTTTGGATATTCGTCCTCGCGTTTCTCCATATACAGACTTAACAAAATCTCCATTTGAATTTTATTCAAGAAACTTTGCTTCTGATGGACAATATTCAAATTATATTATTGCCCCTAATGAAAATTTATTATTGAGTTATTCATATTATCAAGGAAGAATAGATTTAATTAATTTAAATCCTGACGGTATATTTGAGATCGTTCAAGGAACACCCTCAGACTATCCAATTGCACCTTCCAAAGTACAAAATTGTTTAGATATAGCATATGTTTTTATTCCTCCATATGTATTTAATGTAGAAAATGTCACATATAAAATGTCGGAGCATAGAAGATATAGAATGTCTGATATTTCTCTGTTAGAAGATAGAATTGATAGAGTAGAAAAATACACTACTTTGTCAATGTTAGAATCTAAAACTGAAAATTTTTCAATTGTAGATGCAGAAACTGGATTAAATAGATTTAAATGTGGATTTTTTGTTGATGATTTTAGCAGTCATGATAGTCATGATGTAGCAAATCCATCTTTCAGAGCAGCGATTGACTTATCTACAAATACGTTAAGAGCACCACATTACACAACATCATTAGACCTTCAACTTGGATCTGAAGTAATAACGGGAGTTGCTCAAACATATTCCCCAAACTTGTCTCATAGTTTTGTATCGGATCTAGGATCTCCTGGAGTTAAAAAAACTGGTGACTTAATTACTTTAAATTATGATGAAGTTTTATATTATAATCAACCTTATGCTACAAAAACAGAAAGTGTTACTCCATTTTTAGTTCGTTTTTGGAGTGGTTTACTTGAATTAAGACCACCTATTGATACTTGGATTGAAGAAAGAACTGATAGAACATATAGTTTTGCTACATCTAAAATTGTAGGTGATCCTCTTCCCGATATTAACATTACAAAAACTGTAAATCGAACTCAAAATAATACAACTTATAGAAATGAAACAAAACCAGCGACTGGTGCTGGACCTGGAACTAATTGGATTTCTAATCTTAGTGCGGTAAATAGTTCATATTATAATTCTACTTTGCCTCCAGCATTTTCTGTTGCTATTGCTGGTGGTAAGGCAAAATTAACGAATGGAAAAATAAACATAGGTGTTGCAAGAAAAAATATAAATCGATTTACAATAGGTCCATTAAAAGAATATATTAATAAAATATTCCCAGGAGGTGTTGCCAATAAATTGATCACAGAAATTGAAAGCAAACCTCTTGGTAATCCAAACGATAACCAAATACTATACGCTGAGTTTACTCCATCTACTCCCACATTTTCTAGAGAACAATCATTATCAGTAAAAACATCTCAATCTTCATCATCCAGAACTGAAACTAGAACAATTCCTCCAAAAGAAATTAATCTTGGAGATACAATCACTCAAAGCGTTAGAAATTCTATAGAATCAGTAAATTATTTAAGAAGTAGAAATATAGAGTTTGATTCTAAAGGACTAAGACCTTTAACTAGATTTTATGCTTTCTTTGAAGGTATAGACATCAAAAATTATATTACTCCTAAATTATTAGAAATTGAAATGATTTCTGGCAAATTTGATATAGGAGAAGAAGTAGAAAGTTCTCCAACATTTATCAATTGTAAATTAAAGTTTAGATTATGCACTCCAAATCATAAATTTGGGGATGCAATTAACCCAAGGGATACTTTTAGATATATACCATACACTCAACAAGCACCTCCAACATCATATAGTGAGTCTTCAACATTTTTGAACGTTGATACAAATTCTTTATCAGTACCTTCCGAAAAATATTATGGATTAGCTTCTGTTGGAATGACTTTAATAGGAAAACAATCAAAAGCTATAGCAAGAATTACTAATATAAGATTAATTTCAGATCATTCTGGTCGATTATTAGGTTCATTTTTTATTCCAGATTCCACGATCAGTTCAAATCCAAAATGGATTAATGGAGATAATACATTTACTCTTATTGACATTCCAGTATTATCTCCAAATTTATTCGAAACGCAAGATATAATTATTCCGGATATAAGATCAAATCAAAGTACCGCCGAAGCGGAGTTTACAACTAGTGCATCAAGAAGAGTAACTCATGTCAATGTTTTAACCACTAGAAATATAAAAATTATTCCTGCACAAAAAATAAATACAACAACTGTAACAAATACTACTACAAATACTACAACAATAACAACTGCAACAACTCTAACCGGAAGAACCATAAATTCAGTTACCTTTAATGAATGCCCAATTGATCCATTAGCGCAATCTTTTTATGTTCGGGATGAAAATGGAATTTTCTTAACTTCTGTTGAATTATTTTTTGAACTTAAAGATGAAGATATTCCTGTAACTATACAAATACGCCCAATGACTGCAGGCGTTCCTAGTAATATGATAGTTCCTTTTTCTGAAGTTACTCTTTCTCCGGATGAAGTAAATATGTCTTTAAATGGATCTGTTGGAACTAAATTTACATTTCCATCTCCAGTATATTTGAGTGGACCAAAAAATCAATCAATCCGAGATGCACCCATAGGAAGTCAACAAGTTTCAGAATATGCAATTGTTATTCTTTCACCCAGTCCATCTTATAGAGTGTTTATTGCTGAGCAAGGTAAATTTGATTTATTAAATCCAAATTTTAGAATATCAGATCAATTTGATACTACTTTAGGAAGTTTATTTAAATCACAAAATGGTACTACTTGGAATCCATCTCAACTTGAAGATTTGAAGTATAAAATTTATAGAGCAAACTTTGTTCAAAATGGTCTTGTGAGATTTTTTAATCCAATACTAGGAATTGAAAATGAAAAAGTAACTATAACTGGAGACAATCAATTTGCCCTATTGTCCAAGAAAATTGTAGTTGGACTTGCTTCTACTGGATATAATTCTAGTATTATAGTTCCGGGTGTAAATATAACCCAAGGTAATGCTATAGGTACTTTAACGGGTATTGCTGGTAGTATTTCCGTAGGAACTGGTGTTACTATTTCAAAAGTTGGTAGTGGATATACCTCAGGAACATTTAGTGGTGTAAGTTTAATAACAGAAACCGGATATGGATCTGGAGCAATTGTTACTATTAATATCAATGAACAAACTTCCGGAATTGGTACAGTTACTGTTACAAGTGGGGGAATGGGATATCAAATTGGAGATTCTTTGATTGTTCCGGAGATAGGTTCTGGTGTAGGATATGGTGGAAAAGTAACTGTGTCAAATATTGCATCAAATAATACATTTGTACTTGATAATGTGCAGGGTGACTTTAGTGTTGGAATTACTACTTTAAATTATCAAAATTCTTCTGGAAATAATATTCCTATTGGATCTGGTGTAGTGATAAATTCAATAACACAAGATCAATATTATACAGGAAAGCATATGAAAGTCTATCAATTAAATCATGGAATGCATTCCTCAGAAAATTACGTGAAAATAAGTAAATTTAGACCAGAATATTCACAGGTTAATTCTGAATTAAGTTCGGATATATCTACAAATGAAGTTACTTCTATTCCACTCACCTCTGCGGGAATTGGATTTACTCAATTTGAAGGAGTTGCTGTTGATGGAACAAATATTGGATATGTTATTATTGGAGAAGAAGTAGTTGGATATTCTAGTGTTACTGGAAATAGTTTGACTTCTCTTATTAGAGGAATTGATGGGACAGAAGTTCAATCACATTCAATTGATGATAAAGTTTACAAATATGAACTTAATGGAATTTCTTTAAGAAGAATTAATAAAGTACATAATTTATCTTTTGTTGACCAATCAATTCATCCAACAACTTTAAATAGTTATCATGTTGAAATTGACCTATCTGATGAAGATTATAATGGAGATATTGTTGGAGCAAATCGTACTGATGATCTTTACTTCTTAGAAACTATTCAAACTGGAGATATGGGTACTAATATTACAAATAATATTCAATTTGAATGTATAACTCCAAATATTGCTAATATTGTTTTACCAAATACAAGTATATCTCCTAGAGTTAGAACTTTTAGCGGAACTAGTATTGGTGGCAATGAAAAATCATTTGTAGATAAGGGATTTGAGACAATTTCATTAGATTATACTCATTATTTTGATAGTCCAAGATTGATTTGTTCTGATGTAAATGAATTAAGATTTATTAATGAATCCCCAGGAAACAGATCTCTTACAATGGAATTTGTAATGAATAGTAATGATTCAAGACTATCTCCTGTTATTGATACTATACAGTCATCAGTTGTTTTGACTTCAAATTTAATAAATAATCCTATAGGAATAGATAATAATCAAGGATATGCAGATGATGATTCTATTAGAAGTCTAACTTCAGACAAACACTCCGCAATCTACATATCAAAAATAGTTAGATTAAAATTACCAGCAAATTCTTTAAAAGTTATACTTTCATCAAATATGAATAATGAAAATGATATAAGAGTTCTTTATCAAACATTTAGATCTGATTCATCAGGAAACGAAGTCAATTTTAATTTATTCCCTGGGTGGTCAAATTACCAAATTGATGGACAAAAAATAAAAAGAGTTATTGATTTTTCTCAAAATGATGGATCTCCAGATAGTAAAGTAATTAAATCTTCAGATGCATCATTTAAGGATTATGAATTTTCTGTAGATGATCTTGCGGATTTTGAAGCATTTTCAATAAAAATTGTGATGTCTTCTATTAATCAAGCAAATCCACCACTAATTTCAGATTTAAGGGCAATTGCGACAGTAAAACCAAGATTATAATTTATTTAAATGCAAAATATTAACAATGACTACATTACAGTAAAAGATAAAAATCACCTTTTTAGGGATTTAAACTCTGAAGGAATTGTAAATGCTGATTATAATGGATACCAATCATATGTTGAAAATTACAAAAGAACATATAATGAATCAAAAAGAATTAATACTCTTGAAAATGATGTGAATGATATTAAAAATGACTTGAATGAAATCAAAACTTTATTGAGAAATTTGGCAAATGGATCCAAATAGTATAACACTTGAAAGTATTAGCAAATTGTTTGAATATGAAAAAATAGCAAGAGATATAGATAGTATAGATGATATTGTAATTATTAAGAATTTTGCAAAATCATACATTAAATTATATTTAAAACAGCAAGAAGTTGTATCTAAACTCTAATGGCACAACCATCAACAAGACAAGAATTAATTGACTATTGTTTGAGAAAACTTGGTGCTCCAGTACTTGAAATTAATGTAGCAGAAGAGCAGGTAGAAGATCTTGTTGATGATGCTATTCAATTATTTAATGAGAGGCATTTTGATGGTGTTTATCAAACATATTTAAAATATAAAGTTACTCAAGAAGATATTGATAGAGGTAGAGCAAAAGGTATTGATGGAGTTGGAGTCGCTTCAACTTCAGTAACTACAAATATAGTTGGAACTGCAACGACATTTAATTATTATGAAAACAGCAATTATCTTCAAGTTCCAAATCATGTAATTGGAGTAAATAAGGTATTTCACTTTGAAGGGTCTAATTCTATTGCAAGTGGGATGTTCAGTATCAAATATCAATTATTTTTAAATGATATTTACTATTGGGGATCTACCGAATTACTAACTTACAGTATGGTTAAAACATACTTAGAAGATATTAATTTTCTTTTAACTACACAAAAACAAATTCGTTTTAATAAAAGACAAGACAGATTATATTTAGATATTGATTGGAGTTCTCTTAAAGAGGGAGAATATTTAATTATAGATTGCTATAGGATGATGAATCCAAATGATTATTCTAAAGTTTGGAATGATTCATTCATAAAACCCTACTTAACTGCACTGATTAAAAAACAATGGGGGCAAAATTTAATTAAATTCCAAGGGGTAAAACTTCCAGGTGGAATTGAATTAAATGGAAGGCAACTTTATGATGACGCTCAGAGAGAGATAGAGGTAATAATTGAAAAAATGTCTTCAACATATGAACTTCCACCTTATGATATGATTGGTTAAAATATATGTTAAATCCATTCTTCCTTCAAGGTTCAAAAACAGAACAGGGTCTTGTTCAAGATCTTATCAATGAGCAATTGAAAATTTATGGAATTGATGTTTATTATTTACCTCGTCAATATATAACAGAAAAAACCGTTATAAAAGAGGTCATTCAGTCTGAATTTAATTATGCTTATCCAATAGAAGCATATATTGATTCTTATGAAGGATATGGTGGTCAAGGAACTATATTATCAAAATTTGGAATTCAAGAATTAGACGATTTAAATTTAATTATATCAAGAGAAAGATATGATACTTATATTCGTGAATTGATCAAAGATTTGCCTGATGTAAAATTATCGTCTAGACCGAAAGAAGGTGACTTAATTTATTTTCCATTGGGAAATCGTATATTTGAAATTAAATATGTTGAACACGAAAAACCTTTTTATCAACTCAAAAAAAATTACGTTTATGAATTAAGATGTGAGCTCTTTAGATATGAAGATGAAGTAATTAATACAGGTATAGATTTTATTGATAATCCCGATGGAGGAGGAACTGATGGTGATGGAACTGGTGATGATATGACTGATCGTGAGCAGTTTGCATCTACTCAAAAATTACAGTTGATTGGAATTGGTTCTACGGCGACTGCAATAACATCTATTGTCAATGGTGGTGTTAGATTTGTAACTGTTACTGATAGAGGATCTGGGTACAGTAGTCCTCCAGTAGTTGCTTTTTCTTCTGCTCCATTTGGTGGAGGAACTGCGGTAGGAATTGCAACAATGATTGGTGGAATTGTTGATTTATGCGAACCAAATGAAACTTTATTGCGAGTTCAAGGAGTAGAATTAACAAATCCCGGATATGGGTATACTGTAGCACCAAAAGTTAATTTTATTGGTGGTGGTGGAAAAGGTGCAATGGCAACAGCAACAATTGGAGATGGTATTGTTGGTATAATTACAGTAACCAGTGGTGGTTCAGGATACTTATATTCTCCTGTCGTTACATTTGTAGGTATTGCTTCAACTTCAGCAAAAGCATCTACAGTAATAAATGAGTCAGGATCAGTGACTCAAATTAGAATAACAAATTCCGGACTTGGTTACACACAAGCACCTCAAATACAAATAACACCTCCAAATGTAGTAGTTGGATTTGGAACATATCAATATAATGAAATTGTTTCTGGTAATATTAGTGGAGTTACTGCAAGAGTTAAGTCTTGGATTGTACTGACAAAAACTTTAGAAGTTTCCAATCTTTCCGGAACATTTTTACCCGGAGAAATTTTAGTTGGACAGACTTCCGGTGCTTCTTATAGTTTACGAAGAAAAAGTACAAGTACAGTAGATAATCCAGCAACTAATCCAAATAATAGATTTGGTCAAAATGACACTATTCAAGATGAAGCAGATGATATCCTAGATTTTAGTGAAATTAATCCATTTGGAACTCCTTGACTTGTTAAATAGTTTATAATTAGGTTAAAAAAATGTTTGATTATTTTTATCACGAAATATTCCGCAAAACAGTTATAGGTTTTGGATCATTATTTAACGAAATTTTCATTAAACATACTAATTCTGCAGGGCAAGTTGTATCTGTCATTAATGTTCCGCTTGCATATGGACCAATTCAAAAATTCTTAGCAAGGGTTGAACAGCAACCAAATTTAAATTCACCAGTTCAAATTACATTACCAAGAATGTCTTTTGAATTTACTGGATTATCATATGACCCAACAAGAAAATTAACTACGACTCAAACATTTTTATCAAAAACAAAAACAGATCCTACGGATATAAGAAAAACATATATGCCAGTTCCATATAATATGGATTTTGAACTGAGCATTATGACTAAATTAAATGATGATATGTTGCAAATAGTTGAACAAATATTACCCTATTTTCAACCAGCATACACTTTAACTATAAACTTAATAGATTCTATTGGAGAAAAAAGAGATATTCCCATCATCTTAAATAATGTTTCCATGCAAGATGAATATGAAGGTGAATATACTACTAGAAGAGCATTAATTTATACTTTAAAATTTACAGCAAAAGTTTATCTTTTTGGTCCAGTATCCACTGGAGCAGACAAAGATATTATCAAAAAAGTTTCTCTTGGATTTGTTTCTGGAGATACAAATTCTACATCTAGAGATCTTACATATACTTCTACTCCTGTGGCAACAAAAAATTACACTGGAGATATTACAACTTATATCACTAACGATTTGGAAATAGATTCAAATATTATTGAAGTAAATGATGCTTCAGATATATCAATAAATTCATACTTTACAATAAATAGTGAAACTATACAAGTTCAAAGTAAAAATGGAAACTCTCTTACTGTAATTAGAGGGTCATATGGAACTCCAATATCAATTCATGTATCTGGTGCGGAAGTTAAATTAATTACAACAGCAGATAATGATTTAATTGAATTTGGTGATAACTTTGGATTTACTGGAGAATTTAATTGAGTTAATTATGCCTAAAAAATTTGACAAATTGGATGAAGTATTTAATGTTACGGGAGAAATTGTGTCAAAAGAAATTGAATCTACCAAAATAAAAAAAGTTTCTGATGATAATAAAATAGATTCTATAATTAATGATATTAAAAAAGATTATGAATATTCAAGAGGAAATTTTTATTCAATCATTGAGAAAGGGCAGGAAGCAATTAATAATGCACTTGAACTTGCTCAAGAAACAGAATCTCCCAGAGCATATGAAGTTGTTGGACAATTAATTAAAAATGTTTCCGATGCTACGGATAAATTAATGGAATTACAAAAAAAATTAAAAGATATTGAAGAGGTTAAGCAGTCTAGTGGTCCAACAAGTGTAACTAATGCACTTTTTGTTGGATCTACTACAGAATTATCAAAATTATTAAAAGGTAGATTAAATACTCAGGACGATAAATAGAAATAAAATGCTATCACAAGCAGTAATTGAATTAGAAAACAAATTATTAAAGTTATCTAATATTTCATATAATTCTATAGATTCTCTTATGAGAAAGATTATGAAATCTTATAACATTACTGCTAAAGAACTTCATAATGCTTTTAAACAAAAAAACAAAAAAACTCCCGACAATTGGATCAAAGGAAAAATGAAAAAACTTCAAGAAGATCATAAAGAAATTGCCTCCGGCGAAAAAAAAGATGATGAAGGATATATGGCAAGAAATGAATTAGATTCTATTGAGAGAGC